AAACCAAGGAAACATAGGTGCTCAAGGTAATGTTGGTGCCCAAGGTGGAATTGGTGCTCAAGGTGCTACAGGTGCTCAAGGTGACCAAGGAAACCAAGGAAATATAGGTAACCAAGGTGCTATTGGTGCTCAAGGTGCTACAGGTGGAATAGGTAATCAAGGTAATGTTGGTGCTCAAGGTGGAATTGGTGCTCAAGGTGCTACTGGAGCTCAAGGTGACCAAGGAAACCAAGGAAATATAGGTAACCAAGGTGCTATTGGTGCTCAAGGTGCTACTGGAGCTCAAGGTGACCAAGGAAACCAAGGAAATATAGGTAACCAAGGTGCTATTGGTGCTCAAGGTGCTACAGGTGCTCAAGGTGGAATAGGTAATCAAGGTAATGTTGGTGCCCAAGGTGGAATCGGTGCTCAAGGTGCTACAGGTGCTCAAGGTGGAATCGGTGCTCAAGGTAATGTTGGTGCTCAAGGTAATGTTGGTGCTCAAGGTAATGTTGGTGCTCAAGGTAATGTTGGTGCTCAAGGTGGAATAGGTGGTCAAGGAACAACTGGTGCATCCGCTGGTATAACTTCATATACTAATAATACTGATAATAGAGTAATTACTTCAGTAAATTCAACTACTATTAATTCTGAAGCGAATATGACATTTGATGGTAGTTCTAAAATATTTAAAGTAGGTGACCATACAACAGCTGGTAATAACACATATATGAGTTTATCAGATGCTGGTGGTGGTATAGAATTATCTACAGTTGGTGTTGGTTCACTTGGTGATATGAGAGGTTATTCACTTGGTACGTATCTATCCATTGATGATGTTAACGAAGTAACAAGATTACAATCTGAAGGTAACATATTCCTTGGTGATGATGACTGGGTTGGATATGGTAATGGTACTCATATACAAATTGATGATGATGCTGCACAGATTAGTATGAGTGCTACAGCTGGTATTATTATAAGTACATTAGCGGGTGCTTCTACGGTTGAAGTAGCGGCTAACCTACATGGTAAATTACAAGTTTCTACTTCTGATGTAAGATTGAAGAAAGATATTAATACTATATCACAATCACTTGATACAATTAAAGAATTACGTGGTGTAACATATAATTGGAAAACAGAAGAAGAAGGTAATACAAGAAATGCAACAACCGATGATAAAACATATTATGGATTTATTGCACAAGAAGTGACAGGTTCACAAGCACATAAAATAACCTTTGAAGATAGAGAAGGTTACTTGGGTGTTAATAAGGGTGATGTAGTACCAATATTAGTAGAGGCTGTTAAGGAGTTAGAAGCTAGAGTTGTACAATTGGAAACGGAATTAAAAAATAAATAACACTTTTAGTGTTAAGATTAGATACTTATTATTAGTTATATAACTGTTATAAGGAGAATATAATGGCAGACACTGTTAAATTTTCTGATAATGAAATGAAAGAGTTACAAGAACTCCAAACTTCATATCAGAGTAAAACTATTGAATTTGGACAATTACGTGTTCAGAGTATATTGTTAAAACAACAATTAGATACATTACAAAACCAAGAAGCACAAATGGAAGTTGATTATTCTAATATACAAAAGAAAGAACGTGATTTAGTTGACCAATTAAATAAAAAATATGGGCCTGGTGCGTTAGACCCATCTACTGGTACTTTTACACCAGTAGAACAACCACCACAAAAAAATGAATAGTAATAAAATTTACAAATAATCGTTTCAGATTTTTATAAACTATTTATATTAGAATATGTTATATATTCGCATGCGTAAACAATAAACTAATTAATTAGGAGAAATATAATGGCCGAAAGAATCGTAAGTCCTGGTGTATTTACTCGTGAGAAAGACCTTTCATTTTTACCACAAGCTATTGGGGAAATTGGAGCGGCAATAATTGGGCCTACCGTTAAAGGGCCTGCTTTTGTTCCTACAGTTGTTCGCAATTTTAATGAATTTGTGGATATGTTTGGGGATGTCACGAAGAATTATTATACACCTTATACCGTAGAACAATATCTACGGAGTGCTGGCACGGTTACTATCGTCAGAGTTCTTGGAGAAGATGGGTACTCAAATGATATTATTCAACTATATGCTATATCTGGAGCAGATGCGGCAACTGGTGTTACACACTCGTTAGCGTATCTCGCACCGTCACAAGGTGATTTTAGTGGAGCAGGAGATTTATCAACATCAACTATTGCTGGTGGTGATGTTAGTTCAACTGATTCAACATTGACTGTGAATGGTACAGATACAGTTTCATATAGTGTAACCTTATCATTTGACTCAGGAAGTGCAAATTACATTGAAAATGTATTTAGTACTGATGCTCAAATTCAAACAGGAGCTGGCGGAATAACTGTTCCCGCTTACTTATATGCTAATTTTAAAAATGCTCAATCAACAACTTCATGGGCAGGAACGGAAGGTGTTTCTGCGTCTATAGCTACTATAGATTTTGCTAGTACTGATTACTCAAATGCTACGTCACCAACTGTACAATCACAATTGATTAATAATGCACGTTTTAATCTATTTAAGGTTAAAACTCGTTCACATGGTTCAAATGTAAACGATGATGTGTATGTGGTTGTTTCTAATGTGAAAGCGGCTGGTAGTATTGCTGGTTCAGATTATGGTTCATTTAGTCTTGGAGTATATAAAGTTGATGATGGTGCGTTAATTGAATCTTGGCAGAATTTAAATTTTGATGCGACAAGTACTAGCTATTTACCAAGAGTTGTTGGTGATAGATATGTAACCATATCCTCAGCTGGAAAACTTACATATAATGGAGATTGGCCAAATATGTCCAATCATATTTATATAAGTGATTATTCGGCTCTTGAGTTTGCACCAAAGTCTGTTGTACCGATGGGTCACTCAGCAATATCAAATACTGTTCCAGGTACAACTGCAGTTGATGCTGCTAAATTAGTGACTGAACAAACTAATGAAACATTAGAGTTTGACACAACAGTTCCATATGGATTTGACTTTAATTATTGGTATACATACAATAATAATGGAAAAGCATATGATAATGTTGCTTACTTAGCTCCAATACCAATAAGTGCTGGAACTGGTAATAATGCTTCAATGTCATTAGAAAACATGAGTGGACATCCATCTGCATCATCTGTAAATGGATATGCTATAGAGACAGATAAAATTACATTGGCCGATTCACATATTAGTCAACGTAAATTTGCTTTACCACTACAAGGTGGTTTTGATGGAATGAATCCTGCAACACCAAAGAATACTGGTGCTAATATCTCACAGACTAATGTGATGGGATTTGATTGTTCATCTCCTACAACTATGGGAACTACTGTTTACAAGAAAGCTATTAACGCTGTAAGTAATCCTGATGAGTTTGATATTAATCTGTTGGTAACACCTGGTATTGTACATGGAATACATAGTAAAGTTAGTGCTAGAGCTATGAATATGTGTGAAGAACGTGGTGATACTTTTTATGTAATGGATGCGAGTATACGTGGTGAGAGTATCGCTACTGTAACAAGTCGTGTATCTACATTAGATAGTAATTATGCGGCTGTTTATTACCCTTGGGTAAAAATAGTAGATTCTGGTACATCATTACCAGTATGGGTGCCACCTTCAGTTGTGTTACCTGGTGTTATTGCATATACAGACCAAGTAGCTCATGAATGGTTCGCTCCAGCTGGTTTGAGTCGTGGTGGTTTAACAACCGTACTTGAAGCTGAGACGAGATTAACTCACGCAGAACGTGATGACCTTTATGAAGATAGGGTTAACCCAATTGCTTCATTCCCAGGTCAAGGTGTTTGTGTTTGGGGTCAGAAGACCTTACAAGCTAAACCATCGGCGTTGGATAGAGTAAATGTACGTAGATTACTAATTAGATTGAAGAAGTTTATTGCTTCTTCTTCAAGATACCTTGTGTTCGAACAGAATACTGCTGGAACACGGAATCGTTTCTTGAATATTGTTAATCCTTTCTTGGATTCAGTACAAGCTAATAGTGGATTGAGTGCATTTAGAGTTGTCATGGATGAATCTAACAACACACCAGATGTTGTTGATAGAAATCGTCTTGTTGGACAAATCTATATTCAACCTACGAGAACTGCAGAGTTTATTGTTCTTGATTTCGTGGTACTTCCTACGGGAGCTACGTTTCCAGAATAAGTAAATAAGTAAATAAGTTAAAACTTAAAACCCCTCATTTTGAGGGGTTTTTTGTTTATATGATATTTATTATTGATGTTAGATGAAATACATTTTTAGAAGTAGATGATATTTATATATAAGAAATTTAATTAATTTGGAGATAATAAAATGGCTGAATTACTCGACCCTTCAGAAATAATGTTCACTCCGTTTGAACCAAAAACGAAGAATCGTTATATCCTTTATGTTGAAGGTATTCCCGCGTATTTAATTAAAACTGCCAATAGACCAAGTATTACGTTTGAGGAAGTTGAATTAAATCATATTAATGTTAAACGATATGTTAAAGGTAAAGGTTCATGGGAGCCAATTGAAATTACTTTATATGACCCCGTTGTTCCGAGTGGTGCTCAAGCCGTTATGGAATGGGTAAGATTACACAAAGAATCTGTAACTGGACGTGATGGATATTCTGATTTTTATAAGAAAGATATTACAATTAATATGTTAGGTCCTGTTGGAGATAAGATAGAAGAATGGACTTTAAAAGGTGCATTCATTGTATCCGCCGCATTTAATGATTTAGATTGGGCAGCTAGTGACCCAGCCGAGATTACATTAAGTCTCCGTTACGATTACGCAATATTACAGTTCTAATATTATTTTATTAGTGAAAGGGGAAGTTTGTGGTGGACTTCCCTTTTTTTTTATTGAAGGTTTTTTGTATTACATAGATATTTATTAAAAAGAGTTTTATTAATTAGTTTTATTAAACAAGGAGAAATCATGGCGAAACAAGAAAAGCCTAAATTTCCAACTGAAGTTGTAACTTTACCATCTAAAGGTAACTTCTATCCAGAAGAACATCCTTTATCAAGTGGAGAAGTTGAAGTTAAATATATGACTGCTAGGGAAGAGGACATACTAACGTCACAAAACCTTATTAAACAAGGTAAAGTGATTGATGTATTGTTAGAATCTTTAGTAGTTGGTGATTTTGACATGGATGATATGTTCATCGGTGATAAGAATGCCATTATGATAGCTTCCCGTGTTCTTGGATATGGTAAAGATTACACTTTTGAGTTGGAAGACCCAGTAACTGGAGAAAAAGAATCACATACGTTAGATTTGACTACTCTTGAACATAAAGAAGTAGATTTTGACGATGTTGTTTTTGAATTTGAATTACCCTTTTCTAAAAGAGTGTTGGGATTTAAGTTTTTAACACAAGGTGATGAAAAAGAAATTACGGCAGAACTTAAAGCTTTACGTAAGGTATCTAAGAAAACCGGAGTAGATTCTGAAGTAACTACACGATTAAAAAAAGTTATTACATCTATAGATGGTGATACAAAAGTCGCAAGTATTAATAACTTTGTCAATAATGAATTTTTGTCTCGCGATTCGAAAGAATTTAGAGACCATCTTATGTCTGTAACACCCGATGTAGACATGGATATTATTGTTGATTTCTCTTCCGGTGAGGAGGTAGATATTACCGTTCCTATGACGGTAGAGTTTTTTTGGCCTAAAGCCGGAAAATAAACCCCAAATACACGAACAAATATTCCAAATAGTATTTCATGGTAAAGGTGGCTTTACCTATGACGCAGTCTATACTATGCCTATTTGGCTTCGTAAATTCTATTTCTTAAAACTACAAGAGTTTTATAAGAAAGAAAAAGCCGAATTCGATAAAAAAAATAAAAAGAGTGTAGCCCGTCCACCATCTCGTGGATGATAGAGTAAATTTTCTATTTTTTGATATTTATTATTGATAAATTCCCAGAACAATCCGTTTTAATCAGGAGTTAAATATAATGGAAAATATTAATGATGTTAAGAAAATAGCACGAAAATTTATTAAAAAACCAAAAGTTCTTCAAATGAGAGATACCATACAAGTTATTGCAACAAGTGGTGCGTATATGAATTTGAAACAGACTAAACGTGGTGGGGAATACGAAATAACAGACCCAAATGATAATCTTATAGGTGGTGGTGACTACGACTCAGTATTAGAACCATTCGCCGAATTCAAAGACCTACTCCGTTCCCTTAAATTAGAAAGTATAAAACCAGTGGTTGAAAGAGACCAACGAGTATTCTATGAAGGTATTATTAATACCTTATTTGGTAGAGTAATTGCTGGTGCTAAACCGAAGGATGTAGTTAAAGGTGCTACAAAGAATCATCCAGAATTAAAAGGTTTGGAAAAAGAAATTGAAAAAGATTTAGAACAATTAAGAAAAGATTCTGATGCGTTACATAAAAAGATGAGTAAATTACCAAAATTATAAGAGATAATTAATGATTCAGCAAGTGAGTGAACTCACGGCAGTCAGTTTAGGCAGTTTTGGTGAGTTCATTTACAAAGTTCAAATCCTTGAACAAACAAAATTTAAGATATACAAAGGTCACCAAGACCGATTCGATTTCCATGTAAATGATGAATTGGTAGATGTCAAGGCTACCAAGAAGCACTTAACAAAAAAGACAATTCCACTCAAACCCTATACAGGCAAGCGTTTCCCTGAACGAATATACGCTCAAGTAGAGTTTTTTTCTGATGCGGTCAGAATATCTCATGAAAAAAAGGAAATGTTCATTCTTTCTTGGGATGAGATTGGTGTTCTATGGGATAGGTGGAAAAAGAATGATGCACCAAAACTAACCTTTAAAGGCAAATCGCCAAGCAAAGAAAATGCAAAAATAATTAAAAGTAAAATTGCAGATTATTTTTCAAAGCAAGGTATCGATACACGCATCATATATCGTACAGTTCAGGCAGGTTTTGGCAAAGAGAGTCCTGCAAATCTTAAACCAAATGAGATTAAGCAGAATCGGATAACTGTATTTTTAAATTTTAATGACCATAATGTATCAGAGGATAATTTCCATTCAATCATAGCATTCACAGATAGTGATAGCCAAAGCCTTCCAATGCGAGAGAAGACAAATCTTGGTGTACCAAAAGTGGATATCCCTGCTATGGATAATAGATATACCTTTGAAGACCTCTCGGATTTATACAATAATTTTTCAAGGCTGAAATAGATTTACCCTTTCTACAACATCAAGCCCCACATTCGTGGGGTTTTTTGTTTGTGGGATGTTGGGTAGATTATCTTGATGTCAAATAATCATTTATATGCCAGAAGAAAAAGTGATGGGAATAAAGTATTTATTGATGATGTACCTAATGGGAAAAAGTGTGGGTGTATCTGTTCAAAATGCCATGAACCCCTAATTGCAAAAAATGGCGGGGAAATAAATATCCACCATTTTGCACATATATCAGATTCTAATTGCCCTGGAGAAACAGAAGCACATTTTGAAGCAAAAGAGATTATCAAAAGAGAAAAATATCTTTGGTTACCTGATTATAATGAGTCTAAAAAAGTTGAGTTTGATGATGTTCAAGTTGAAAGTTTAATTAAAAAT